TCCCATGGCCGATCCGCACCGTAAACGGCCGTCTCTGCAGGTCGTGCGGGAGGGCAACCCGGGCAAGCGGCCCGTCAAGGCGGGCGTTGTGGTCCCTCCTGGAGACCTGCAGGAGCCCGACTGGGCCGAGGTCTTCCCGCCCTCGCGCAACCGGGCCATCCGCGGCGAGAACATCCGGGCCCGCCATGTCGCCCGCCGCGAGTGGCGGCGGGTCGTGCCGGTGCTTACTAAGACGGCCGGCCTCGGCGACGTCGACGAGGCTCTCATGCGCGACTACTGCGTGTGCGTCGCACGCCTGGACCAGTGCGAGCGGGCGATCAGCCGCGACGGCATGCTCATGCTCGGCGAGCGCGGTTACCAGAAGCACGGCGCGACCACGATCGCCGGCCAGTACCGGGCCCAGCTGAAGGTGTACATCAGGGAGCTCGGACTGAGTCCCTCGGCCCGGGCGGGCATCACACCGCCGGGGGACGATGGAGATGACGACGACCCCTTCGACTGAGGTCGATCTGCCCGTCCCGTACGAGGCACTGATCGAGCTCGGCCTGACTCCGGAACAGATCGACGACGCGATCGCCAAGCGGCCGCTGGTCGTGGCCTTCCAAGCCGATCGCGAGCCTGGCGCCTACTACGACGTCGAGCGGGCCCGTAAGGCGCTGCGCGCGCTGGGCGCGTTCCGCCACACCAAGGGCCGGTGGGCCGGCAAGCCGTTCAAGCTCGGCCAGGGCCTGGACCCGTGGCAGGTCGTGTGGATCATCGCGCCGATCTTCGGCTGGGTGTTCTGGGACGAGGAGATCGAACTCGTCGTCCGCGTGATCCGCGCGGTGTGGATCGAAGTGCCGCGCAAGAACGGCAAGTCGACGATCTCGTCCGGCATCGCGAACGTACTGCTGCTCGCCGACGGCGAGATCGGCGCCGAGGTGTACGCGGCCGCCGGCAGCCTGGAGCAGGCCCGCCGGGTGTTCGACGACGCCAAGCGCATGGCCATGACCGCGAAAGCGGCCAGGTCCAAGATCGAGCCGCTCGCCGACGTCATCCGCGTGCCCAAGACGGGCGGCGTCTTCCGTGCCCTGTCCAAGGTGGCCGAGACGGCGCACGGGCTCAACGTGCACGCCGGCGTCGTCGACGAGGTGCACGTCTACAGGAACCGCGGCCTGGTCGACGCGATCGAGACCGGCACGGGCGCCCGGTCGCAGCCGCTGATCGTCTTCATCACCACGGCGGATGAGGCCGCCGAGGGCACGATCTACGACGAGAAGCACGCCTACACCGAGAAGGTCGCGTCGGGTGTCGTCGAGGATCCGTCGCACTACGGCGTGATCTGGGCGGCTGGCGAGGACGACGACCCGTTCGCCGAGAGCACGATGCGCAAGGCCAACCCTGGCCTTGGCGTCTCGCCGACGCTGCGCTACCTGCGCAAGGAAGCGAACAAGGCGCGCAGCACGCCGTCGTACTTCCCGACGTACTGCCGGCTGCATCTCAACCGGCGTATGCGCGACCGGGCCAGGCTGATCGACCTGCGGGTGTGGGACGCGACCGCAGGCATGACCGACTGGGAGGCCGCGAAGGGCCGGCGTGCGTGGGGCGGCCTGGACCTGTCGGCCGTCTCCGACCTGACCGCCTGGTGGGTCGGCGTCGAGTCCGCGCAGCCCGACGTCGAGCTCGACATGTACTGGCGGTTCTGGGTCCCGCAGGACCGGGTCGAGGACCTACAGCGGCACCTGCAGGTGCCGCTCGCGCGGTGGGTACGTGAGGGCTTCGTGACGGCGACCGAGGGCGACGTCATCGACTACGCCGCGGTCGAGGCCCAGGTGCTGGCCGACTGCCGGCACGTGGACATGCAGCGGCTCGGCTATGACCGGATGTTCGCCGGCCAACTCGTCCAGGGCCTCGATGCGGCGCTGCGTGGCGTCGATGTCGTGCCGATCGCGCAGACGTTCGTCGGTCAGAGTCCGTCGATCAAGGAGCTGCAGCGGCTGCTCGGTAAGAGCGGTGACCAGATCGGGCCTGGCCGGGTACGGCACGGCGGCAACCCGGTCGCCCGCTGGAATGCGCAGGTCGTCGAGGTGAAGGACGACGGCCAGGACAACTACAAGCTCGTCAAGCCCGAACGGTTGAAGTCGCAGGCCCGGATCGACGGCATGGCGGCCTGGATCGTCGGCCTCGATGGCTACCTGCGCCGGCCGAAGAAGAAGAGCGGCCGCATGACCGTGTCGGGCTGATCCACGAACCCCGGGCGGCCGGCGAGTGGTCCCGCCGGCCGTCCGGAACAACTTGAGGGGGTGGACGGTGGCTTTCGACTCCCTGGAGCTCGATGAGCTGGAGTGGGTGAACCGGCTGCAGCGCCGACACGAGCAGGAGCTGCCCGTGCTGCGCCAGCTGGACGATTACTACGAAGGCCAGCAACCGCTGTCATACATGCACCCTGAGCTACTCAAGGAGCTGCAAGGCCGGATCCGCAATGTCGTGATCAACTGGCCGCGTCTGGTCGTCGACGCGGTCGAGGAGAGGGTCGACGTCGAGGGATTTCGCCGCGACTCCGACACCGAGGCCGACAAGCGGCTGTGGGAGCTCTGGCAGTACAACGACATGGACGAGCAGTCGCAGCAGGCGCACGTCGACACCATGGTGATGCGCCGCTCGTTCATCGTGATCGGCGCGAACGAGGACGAGAAAGAGCTGCCGCTCATCACGGTGGAATCGCCGCTGCAGATGCATTGCGACGTTGACCCGCGCACCCGGCGGGTACGCGCGGCGTTGCGACGGTGGACCGATAACGAGTCCGCGCTGGACGGGGCGGTTCGTGAGCAGTACGCCACCCTGCTGCTGCCGAACGCGACGATCCACTACGAGTTCAGCCAGGGCTGGAAGGTTGTAGAACGTGACGATCACGAGCTCGGCGTCGTGCCCGTGGTCCCGCTGGTCAACCGGCCGCGCCTGATGTACCCGCTCGGCATCTCCGAGCTGTCCGACGTCTTGCCGTTGTCGGACGCCGCCTGCAAGATCGCCACAGACATGATGGTCGGTGCCGAGGACCACGCCATCCCGCGCCGCTGGGTGTGGGGTGTCGACAAGGAGGACTTCGTCGACGCCCAGGGCAAACCGATCAGCGCCTGGTCGCGGCTGATGGGGCGGCTGTGGTCGAACGAGAAAGGCCCGGGTGAGATCGAGGCCGGCCAGTTCCCCGAGTCGGATCTGGCGAATTTCCACAACACGATCAACTCGCTGGCGCGGCTGGTCAGCAGCCTGTCCGGGCTGCCCCCTCACTATCTGGGCTACAGCACGGAGAACCCGGCCTCTGCCGACGGCATCCGATCGAGCGAGGCCCGGCTGGTCAAGCGGGCCGAGCGCAAGCACCGGCCGTGGGGCGGCTCGTGGGAGCGAGCCATGCGGATCGCCGAGCTCATCCGTGATGGGGAGCCGAATCCGAAGTCGCGCAGCTTGGAGACGATCTGGCGTGACGCCTCGACCCCGACCGTCGCCCAGGCGGCGGACGCGACGGTGAAGAAGAAGACCGCCGGGATCATCGACGACGAGCAGTCGTGGGAGGACCTCGGCTACACCTCGGCCCAGCGGACGCGGATGCGCAAGCGCAAGGCCGCGGCCGCGCGCTCGCTGGAGCGCGCGATGGCCGGAGACCTGGCCGGCCTCACCGGGCCCAAGCCCGGCGCCGAGGGCCAGGAGGGCGAGGGTCAGGAGGAGGACGAGGACGTGCTGCCGGCGGGAGTGGGCGATGGAGCCGGACGAGCTCGCTGAGGCGCACTACATAGCCCAGCAGCAGATCGCCCGGATCATGGCCGAGGAAGCGCAGGAGCTGTGGCGCCAGGTGTCCGCGCCGAATGTGATCGAGCAGTGGCTGGAGCTCCTGGCCGTCCTCATGCAGGTGATGACACGCCGTCAGCTGGCGGCCGCCGGGCTCACGAACTACTACCTTGAGCAGCTGGCCGCCGCTCAGGGCATCGCGCCGCCCACCTGGCTGGTGAACCCGGCGGCGCTGGCCGGGATCGCCTCCGACGGGCGGGCGCTGGCCAATCTGCTGATGCAGCCCGCGCTGCGTACGGCTGGGCTGCTGGCGCGGGGTGCCGATGACGAGACGGCGCTGCGCTCCGGCCTGGCGACGCTGGTGCGGGCCGTGGACACGACGATCGCTGACACCTCCCGCGCCGCCGACCAGGTGGGGATCGCATCGCATCGGTCGTGGGTGATGTACGTGCGTCACGTGGAGCTGCCCGCGTGCGGCCGGTGCATCATCCTGGCCGGCCGCAGCTACAGCTGGTCGACCGGTTTCCAGCGGCACCCGCTGTGCGACTGCACGATGGTGCCGGTCAGCGAAGGCGACGAGCTGCCGCCATCGCCCTCGCGGCTGTTCGAGCAGATGACGCCCGCCGAGCAGGCGCGGGCGTTCACCGCGGCCGGTGCTGAAGCGATCCGGCTCGGCGCTGACCCGGGCCAGGTCGTCAACGCGAGGCGTGGCATGCAGACCGCTGGTGGCCGTCTCATCACGACCGAGGGCACCACCGTCCGGGGCATCGCTGGTCGGAAGCTCGGCGAGCTCGCGAAGGTGCCGGGCGAGCGCTACCGCCGCTCCCGGCGGATCCGGCCGATGCCGGAGACGATCCTGGCCGAGACCGACGGGGACCGGGAGGTGGCCATCCGGCGGCTGGAGCAGTACGGCTACATCCTGCCCGGCAGCCAGCGGCCGGCGCCTGCCCCTCAGCGGGCGCGCGTGACCATCCCGCACCTGCCCCGGCCCGAACCCGAACCGGTGGCCCAGGCGGCCCGTAGCGTGGTGCCCGCCGGCGCGCGGCCCTACCACCGCCACGTCGACGGCCTCGAGGACCTGGCGGCCGCCGTCGAGGACGGTCAGCCACCCGCGGCCACGCGGCGGCTGGGAGGCAGCTCGGCGCAGACCGAGCTCGTCACCCTGTCCGGCGGCACGACGGTGATCCGCAAGAGCGGACGCACCGGCTCGGAGGACCTGCAGGACGCGGCCGCCGAACAGCTCACCTCGATGGTGGCCAGGGCGCTGGGGTTGCGAGCGCCAGGTGTCTACCAGCGCGACGAGAGCTCCATCTGGATGGAGTACATCGCCGACGGTGAGACGGCCGAGGAGGCCGGGGCATGGGGCTCCGATCTCCCGCCGAGGTTCGCCGCGGTGCCGGACTCCGACGCCGGCAGGCTCATGGGCCTGCTCGACGTTCTGGTGAACAACGTCGACCGTAACGATGGCAACTGGATGCTCACGCCCGGCGGCGAGCTCGTGCCGATCGACCACGGCTTGGCCTACGACGGGATCGAGGCCGACGCGCCGGCGACACTGGAGTGGGTCAACAGCAAGTTCGCCGACCACTACCAGGGCGACGGCAACCCGCTCACCGCCGCCGACGTGGCCGAGGTGCGGCGCCGCTTGCGCCTCCTGCGTGCCGACTTCGAGCACGTCGGCCGCGGCCACTGGCTGGACTACTCGCTGCGCGTCCTCGACCTCCTGGCGAAGGACGCGGCCGGAGACCGGCCTCTGATCGCCGGGATACGGTGACCGCCATGGCCACCGTCGTGCGCATCGTGTCCGTCCGCACCGGCCGGGAGGTCTCCCGCGTCGAGCTGGCGGATGACGAGAGCGCCACCTACAGCGGCGGCGAGTCCGCCGCGGCCGCCGTACGCGCCCAGATGCGCGCGGCCGGCCAGAGCGAGGCCGAGGCGATCGCCACTCTGGCGGTCACCGGCTGGTCGAACGGCTACCTCATGGTCGACCTCAGCACCTGAACCTCCGCGAGCGCGACGCCCGCGGTAATCCCCACCGCCGCGGCGCGATGCCGTGGCGCCCACCCGAAGGAACAGCTGCGATGGCTGGCGACAACGACACCACCGACTCGGCGGCCGCGACGGGCACCGACAAGGGCTCTACCGCGGACGCCGACACCACGGCGCAGGGCGACGGTCAGGCAGCCACCAAGACGGGGTCCGCGACGGACACCGTCGACGGCGACGGCAAGGCGCTCGGCGACGCAGGCAAGGGAGCGCTCGACAAGGAGCGCAAGGCCCGTCAGGAGGCCGAGAAGCGGGCACGCGAGGCCGAGAAGCGCGCCCAGGACTTCGAGGACCGCGACAAGTCCGATCTGGAGAAGGCCACCTCCAAGGCGGAGAAGGCCGAGCAGCGCGCCCAGGCGCTCATCGACCGCACCGTGAAGGCGGAGATCCGCGCGGCCGCCGCAGCTGGATACGAGGACCCCGAGGACGCCGCGGTGTTCCTCGACCTCGCCTCGTACGCCGGCGACGACGGCGAGATCGACACCGACAAGATCAAGGTCGATCTGACCGACCTGCTCAAGCGCAAGCCTCACCTGGCCAAGCAGGCGGGCCGTAAGGGCCCGAAGCCGGATCCGTCCCAGGGCGCGAAGCCCGGCGGGGCGCCGGATCTGGCTGTACAGATCGCCGAGGCGGAGAAGGCCGGCAACCACGGGCTGGCCATCCGCCTCAAGCGGCAGCAGTCCGCACTCACCACACAGACGTGATCATTTAGGAGACTCCCATGGCGGGATCCGTTTCGGGCATCGGTACCACTTTCAACCTGCCGAACTATCACGGCCAGCTCTGGGGCCTGACGCCGGAGGAAACCCCGCTGCTCAGCGCGATCGGCGGTCTTACCGGCGGTGGCCAGACCGACGCTGTCGAGTTCGAATGGGAGCAGTACGACCTCAGGGACCCCGGCCAGCGGACCCGGCTGGAAGGCGCAGACGCGCCGACCTCCGAGGAGCGGGTGCGCGACTCGGTCCGCAACGTGGTGGAAATCCACCAGGAGACCGTCGGGGTCACCTACACCAAGCAGGCCGCCACCGGGCAGATCGCCACCCCGCAGAGCGCCCCGTACCGGGGCGTGGGCGGCGATCAGCCGGTCAGCAACGAGCTGGACTGGCAGGTCGAGCAGGCGGTCAAGCAGATGGCGCGCGACGTCAACTTCGCGATGATCAACGGGGAGTATGCCAACCCGACGACCAACGCCACCCCGCGCAAGATGCGCGGCCTGCTGGAGGCCATCAGCACCAACAAGGTGTCCAAGGCCACCAGCACGGTGACGGGGCTGAGCTCGGCGACGGACACGATCACCGAGACGGCCACCGCGCTGGCCGACGCCGACAAGATCGTGTTCACCAGCACCGGCGACGCGACCGGGATCGTCGCCGGCCGTGTCTACTTCGTAGTGTCCAAGGCCACCAACACGTTCAAGGTCGCCAGCACCAGCGGCGGCTCGGCGATCACGCTCGGCACCAGCACGACCAACATCGACTACATCAAGCCCTGGACCACGACGCTCACCACCACGCACATCGACGAGCTGATCCAGCAGGCCTGGGACAACGGCGGACTGTCGCAGCAGTCCACCGCGACGATCATCGTCAACTCGACGCAGAAGCGCGCCGTCACCAAGGCCTACGCCGACGCCGGCGCGAAGGTCATCTACATCGACACGTCCCGCACCATGGGCGGTGTCGCGGTGGACACGGTGGTCACCGACTTCGGGCGGTTCAACATCATGCTGGACAGGGCTGTGCCCAGGGATGCGCTGATCGTGGCCAGCCTCAACATGCTCCGGCCGGTGCTGCTGTCGGTCCCCGGCAAGGGCGTGTTCTTCGAGGAGCCGCTGGCCAAGACCGGATCGAGCGACAAGGTGATGATCTACGGCGAGGTCGGCCTGGAGTACGGCATGGAGACGGCGCACGCCGCCTACCGCGGCCTGGCCGTCTGAGAGGCGACGCGATCATGGCTCTGTACGAGAGGTTCGCCAACGGCGAGAAGATCGCCCGCGCCTTCACCGTCGACGGGTCGGCCGAGGACCTGCGCCTGCGTGCGCTGGCCATGGACGGCACGCACGGATGGCGGCGCGCCAAGAACGTGGAGGGGTCGGCGCCCCCCGTCGCCGACCCCTCCGCCCCGTTCGACCCGTCCAAGCACACCATCGAGGAGGTACTGGCCCACCTCGGCGAGGCCGGCGTCGAGGAGGCCACCCGGGTCCTGGACGCCGAGGCCTCCGGCAAGGCCCGCAGGGGCATCGTCGGCCAGCGCGAGGAGATCCTGGCCGGCCTGCAGGAGCCGAAGGAGTAGGCGATGGCGTTCGCGACGTTCGAGCAGTTCCAGACCCGGTTCGAGCGGACACTGCCGTCCGGGCAGGAGCCTCGGGTCACCGCGCTGCTGACGGACGCGAGCGCCATCATGAGCGGCCGCGTGCCGCAGCTGCTCACCGCCGACCCGGTCCCGGACATCGTCGTGTCGGTCTGCTACGCCATGGTGGCTAGGGTCGTCCGCAACCCAGAGGGGAAGTTCAAGGAAGGGTTCGGCGACGACTACGACTTCCAACGCGACGAGGCGCAGGCCTCCGGCGAGCTCGAGCTGACGGACTCCGAGTATGACGACCTGGTGGCTGCGGTCGCTGGCGCGGCGGCCGCCGGGCGCGCATTCAGCATCGTCCCGTACTACCCCCCGTGTGAGGAGGAGTAGCGGTGGCGCTGCAGGATGCGCTGGCCGGGGCGCGCGAGCTCGTCCCGGAGCTCGTCTTCGAGGACCAGGTGCTCATCGAACGGAAGACCGGGACCACCACCGACCCGGAAACGCTTGAGGTGGTGGACGTCTACGCCACGGTGTACGAAGGCGCCTGCAAGGTCTCGCCGCTCGGCGCCGGCCGCGACGCCGCGTACGGCGAGGGAGAGGTCGTGCTCCACCGCTACCGGCTGAAACTGCCGTGGGCGGCCGCGGTGCCGGTGCGGCCGGAGGACCGGGCCACGATCACCGAGGCGCCGGACATGTGGGTCGTCGACCGGGCCATGGAGGTGGTCGACGTCGACTACAAGAGCACGGCGGTGACGCGCCGACTGATCATCGAAGACCGATCCGCGTAGGGGGTGGCAACGATGGCGGAGCTGGACGCCAGCGAGCTGCTGGCGATCTCCGAATATATTGAGGACGGCGCGCGGCGGGCGGCCGAGGGCGCCTACCCGCTGGTCAAAGAGCACGCGCTCAAGCTGCAGGAGCGGTGGCGCGACAATGCCCGCGAAACCTCCGGCCGCCACGGCAAGCACTACCCCAGGAGCATCACGGCCGAGCAGATCTACGCCCTCGACGCCGCGGTGTGGGAGGTCGGCCCAGACCGCGCCTACAAGCAAGGCAGCATGGGCGCCGGATTCGAGTACGGCGGCCCGAACCAGCCGCCGCACCTGGACGGCGCCCGCGCCACCGTGGCCACCGAGCCGGAGTTCAACGCGGCCGTCGACGCCTTCGCCCGGAGCCTGCTGTGAGCATCCCGTACGACGTCGACGAGGCTGACGCCTACACGATCATCACCGCGGTGCAGGAGATGCTGCAGAGCCTGCTGCCCGACGCGGTGACCGTGCTCGTCGGGGGTGTCCCGGACGGGACGCCACGGCCGTACGTGGTGCTCTACCCCGACATCGGCGCCGAGAGCTCGGCCGATCGGGCGCTGGATGAGAGCGTGCCGATGGACGTGCGCTGGCAGGCCACCAGCGTGGGCGACACCGCCGCCCAGGCGCTGCTGCTCGCCGGCAAGGTCGACACCCTGACGCGGCGCAACGTGCCGACTGTCCCCGGCCGCAGAATCCGGCCGGTACGGCAGGAGGGCTCGCAGCCGATCCGCAAGGACGAGGAGAGCACCGGCCTGGTCTTCGGCACCGCCCAGTACGTGGCGCGCTGCGACCGCGCCTGACCCATTCCCGTTCCGTAGGCCCGGCACCAGGCAGGTGGGCGGGCGTCCTCGCATGCTCCGAAGGAGAGAGCCCTATGGCCACTCGTACACCGGTGGTGCCGACGATCAACGCGACCCCGCTGACGTTCCACGCCGCCGCGGCCGCCGACAAGATCAACGGAGTCACCAGCCCGAAGACAGTGATCGTCTTCAACGACTCGGACGCGTCGATCACCGCGACGGTCGACCCGCCCGGCGACAACGAGTACGGCGTCGCCAAGCCGGCCAAGGTGATCACCTGCCCGGCCAACTCCTACACCGCGTTCAAGGTCCTGCCGCTCTACCGGGACCCCGAGGACACGAACCTGGTGTCCATCGCCTGGTCGGAGACGACGGACGTGTCCTGGGCGGTGGTCGGCTAATGCCGCCGCGCATGATCAGAGTCCGCCACAGGGAAACCGGCGACGTCCGAATGCTCGGCGAGAGCGCGTTCCCGTACTTCGCCGGTACCTACGAGCGGATCGACGAGTCCGCATCCAACCGGCCGGCCGCCGCCGGCAAGCCCGCTCCCGACACCGGCACAACCACCCCGGGGAAGGCCCCGACCACCGAGAAGGAGTAGATCATGGCTGATGAGGACCTCCTCGGCGATGGAATGTACAAGGTGACGATCCTGCCGTCCGTGTCGTCCATCTCCAACCCGCCCGTAGCCGAGCTCAACAACGGCGTGGACATCCAGAGCTGTATCATGCGCGATGGTCTGGGCATCGAGCCCAACCAGGACGCCGTCGACAACGGCAGCCTGGCCAGCGTTTCGGCGACCGAACGGGCCGGATCCCCGTCCTTCAGCATCGAGCTGCTGTGCAAGAAGAAGCTCAACACCATCGACGACGTGGCGTTCAACACGCTGGTGCCCGGCCAGGATGCGGTGCTGGCGGTGCGGCGCAACCGGCCGCAGGCCGAGGCCTGGGAGGCCGGCGACCCGGCCGAGATCTACCCCGTGCAGTGCGGCCTGCGCAAGCCGCTGCAGACCGCCCGCAACGAGGTACAGAAGTTCTCCAGCAAGCTGTTCAACCACTCCGACGCCGACATCGACGCGGTGGTGGCGTAGTGGCCGCTCAGCGATACGTCGAGGACATCGACGACTTCCTCGACGGGCTGAAGCTGCCCGAGACCGAAGTGCCGATCTGCATGCGCGGCGACTTGCAGGCGCGGTTCGAGGAGCTCGAACGCGACCTGGAGGCCGCCCGCCGGGCACCGGAGCCCGACTCACTCGGCGACGTCAGCGACTCAATACGCATCGCCCAGCAGGTAGAAGCGCTGCGTGCCGAGATGCAACAGCACGTGCGGTACTTCCTGCTGCGGGCGAAACCGCGCAAGGAGTGGTCCGACCTGGTCAAGGAGCACAAGCCACGCAAGCAGGACGCGCCCGCGGACTTCAACCGGGAGACCTTCCCGGTGGCGGCGCTGGCGGCGTGCTGCGTCCGGCCCAGCCTGTCGGAGGAGCAGGCCGGCCGGGTCGTGGACCACGTCACGCAAGGCCAGTGGTCGACATTGTGGACCGCAATCATGGAGCTGAACGGCGGTTCCGGCGACGTCCCTTTCTCCTACGCAGCCTCCGCGATTCTGTCCAACACCAAAACGAGCTGAAGATCGCCCGCACCTACCGCATCCCCCGATCGAAGCTGCTAGGGCGTGAACCGCGCACGGTCACGACCTACGACTACGACGACGAGGACCGCCTGGTGCGGGCGATCACCATCAGCGAACCGGTGTGGACGGACGAAGACCGGGACTGGGCGCTGGCCGACCTGCAGGACCAGGCCAGCCGCTGCCCGAACGGGTGCGGGCTGCCCCTGGAGGAGACGACCAGCCCCGACAACGAAGGCGCGTACGTGGCTCTGGAGCCGGTCAGGTGCCACGCCTGCGCCCCTGTCACCCGCAAGAAGCAGTCGATCGAGGACCCCACCGACTGGATCTTCCAGGTTCGCAAGGCGCGCTGACGGCTAGTCGGTGCAGGCCCAGATCTCGTCCGCGGTCAGGCCGGGCTGGCTGATGCAGTCGGTGATCTCCTGCTGCGTCTTGTGCTGCCGCGGCTGGTTGGCCGCCAGCATGTAGAGCGCGCCCGTCAGCGCGATGGCGGCCAGGCCCAGGCCGAGAGCGCCGCCTGCGAGGCCCTTCCCGCCCTGGCTTTTGGCGATCAGCGCGATGGCGGCGAGGACGGCCGCGATCAGCCCGATCGGCGGCGCCACCGCGCGCAGGCTGGTCAAGGCGATCACGATCGCGACCACGCCGGCCACCAGCGCGGTGATCGCCAGCGCTTGGCTCCTGCGAGGGGCGTGTGCCGGAGGCAGACCGGGGTGCTGCGCGGGTCCGTGGTGGGCCATCTGGGGGCTCCTGAGGTGTCGGGGGTGCGCGGGTAAGACGCGCACCCGGTGAGCTCGGTTTGCATCGTGACGCGATTACCGATGATCGATCCCGGTATCGCGGGATTTTGAGCCCCTGGACGGAGGTGCAGCCGTCATGGCGGACCGTACTGTCACCACCCGGCTCAAGCTCGCGGTGACCGATTTCGTCGCCGGCGGCAACACCGCCAAGCGCACCCTGCGCGACCTCGACCGCAAGTTCTCCGAGTCGGCCGGGTTCGCGCAGGGCTTCCGCAAGCAGCTGGAGGACGCGGCCAAGCGGCTCCCGCCGATCGACATCGACGTGAACTCGTCGGCTGCCGACATCAAGATCGCCGAGATTCGCTCACGTCTGGAGAGCCTGTCCAGCAAGACGGTCGGCGTCGACGTCGACGCCGCGGACGCCTACGCCGAGTTGCAGGCGCTGCAGCGCGAGCTGGAGACGATCGACGGCGACGACGTCTCCTTCGAAGTTCGCGCCGGCGTCGCTCAGGCCATCGCCGACCTGCAGGTGATCGATCACGAGCTGAACCAGGTCGACGGCCGCACCGCGCACGCCAGCGTCAACGTCGACGCCGGCGGCTCGCTGGCCACCATCGCCATGATCGGCGCCGCGCTGGCCGCCCTGCCGGCGGTGACGACGATCGCGGTCGGGGCGACCGCGCTTGGTGCCGGCTTCACCGCGGCGGGCGTCGGCGTCGCCGGCTTCGCCGCCGTTGCCGTGCCCAGCCTCGGCCGGATCAATACGGCGCTCGCCGCCCAGGCGTCCGCGGCCGACCAGGCGGGTGCGGCCACCGGCGGCGCCGGCAAGTCCGCCGCCCAGGCCGCCCAGCAGGCGATGCAGCTGGAGCAGGCCGAGAAGCGTCTCAAGGACGCCCAGGCCGAACGGAGGCAGGCCCAGGAGGACCTGACTCGCGCCACTGAGGACGGCAGGCGGGCGCTGGAGGATCTCAACTTCTCCCTGGAGCGGTCGATCCTCAGCCAGAAGGATTCCGCGCTGGCCGTCCGCGAGGCCGAGGCGCGCCTGACGGAGCTTCGGGCCAAGGGCGACGCCAGCGATCTCGAACTCGAGCGGGCGATGTTGAGCGTGGATATGGCGCATCAGCGGGCCCGCGAGCAGGAGACCAAGACCCAGCGGGCCAAGAAGGACACGGCCGAGGCGAACAAGGCCGGAGTCAAGGGGACCGCCGAATATCAGAAGGGCCTCGACAAGCTGACAGCGGCCGAGGCGAAAGTCAGCCAGGCCACCGATCAGCTCAAGCAGCTGCAGCTGCAGCAGAACGCGGCCATGTCCGGCGGCGGCGGCGCGGCCGCGCAGCTGAAGGACGCCCTCGGCGACCTGTCCAAGGAGGAGAAGACCCTCGCCAAGGACGTCAAGGCGTTCTCGGATGAGTACCTGGCCTGGCAGCGGTCCCTGCAGCCGGAGGTTTTCCCGGCTATCCATCAGGGGCTGGACCTGATGCGGCTCGGCCTGCGCGAGACAACTCCCCTGGCCAAGTCGGGGGGCGTCGCGCTGCTGCAGCTGGGCAAGGACGCCGAGGCCGCGCTGCGCGGCCCGTTCTGGCAGTCCTTCCTGTACGACCTGAACACGGCCATCCCCGGCGGCCTGACCAGCCTGGGCCGCATCGGCATCAACACCTTCACCGGGTTCGCCGGCATCATCCGTGAGCTGCTGCCGTACGGGCTGCAGCTGCTCGGCAACGTCGAGGACCTTTCGGCGGAGTTCGCTGACTGGGGCACCACCCTGGATCAGAACCCGGCCTTCCAGAAGTTCCTCGCCGACGTCAAGGAGAACGCTCCCGAGGTGTGGGAGCTGATCAAGAACCTCGTCGCGGCGCTGCTCAACATCGGCGAGGCAGTCGCCCCGCTCGGACTCGGCGCCTTCTCCGGGCTCGGCGCGCTCGCCGAGATCGTCGCCGGGATGGACCCCGGCCGTATCCAGACCATCGCCTTGGCCCTGGGCGCGATCAAGCTCGCCAGCATGGGCCTGAGCGCTGTCAGCGCCTGGCAGAACCTCGCCGGCGGAGTCACCGCCGTCGGCGGTGCCGCAGGTAAGACCGGCAGCAAGATGGCCGCTCTCGGCAAGGCCACGATCGGCCTCGGCGTCGCCGTGGTCGGCCTGGAAGCCACTGGCAGCCTCATCGCGCACCTGGAAGGCCAGTCCGCCGGCATCGACAAGCTCACGCTCTCCCTGACCGAGCTGGGACAGACCGGCAAGTGGGCCGGAGACCTGGAGCGGCAGTGGGCCGGCGCCCTCGGTGACAGCCAAGCCGCCGTCGAGGGGTTCCGTAACGACCTCGCCGCGCTGGAGGATCCGGGATGGTACGAACGGATCTTCCTTCACCCCTTCACCGAGCTCGGCGCGCTGCTGCCCGGCATCGACAGCAGCGTCGACCGGATCGAGCAGCGGTTCACCGACCTGGACACCGCCCTGGCCGGGATGGTCACCAACGGCAACGCCGACCAGGCCGCGAAAGCGTTCGAGCAGTTCGCCAAGCAGGCCGAAGCCCAAGGCATCCCCGTCGACAAGCTGAGGGCCCTGCTGCCGCTGTACGGGCAGGCGGTCCGCGTCGCCGGCAACGCCTCGGCCGAGGCCGCGGCGCAGATCGACCAGACCAAGGTGCGCATGGACGCCCTGCAGGGGTCGCTCGACACCTTCGCCGGAAAGACCGATGCCCTGCAGGCGATGCAGAACCTGAAAGGCGCCTACGAGCAGACCGGGCAGGCCATCGAAGCTGCGAGCGGCAAACTGGAGATCAACACTCGGATGACCGACGAGCAGAAGGACGCGGTCATCCGGGCACGGACCGCGTTCTCCGACCTCATCACCCAGGTGAAGACCGCAGCGGACGCGCAGGCCTCGATGACCGGCCGCACCAGTGAGGCGCGCGACGCGGTGCTGCAGCAGCTACCGGAGCTGATGAAGCTGGCCGGGTCGAACAAGGAAGCCAAGGAACAGGTCCTGGCTCTGGCGGGCGCGTACGGCATCTCCGAGGGCGACGCCCGTAAGGCGGCCAAGGGTGGGCAGGACCTCATCGAGGTCATCGCCAAGATCAAGAGCAAGGACATCCACATCGGCGCCGACGTCAGGCCGGCGCAGGAGGCCATCGACAACTTCATTACGCTCAACAGCGGCCGGAAGATCCCGCTGCACGTCTACACGAAGAACAGCCAGCTCGCCGCCGGCGCGATCATGCGGTACGCGAGCGGCGGCGTCGCCGATCCGATCCGGATGGCCTCCGGCGGCCGCGCGTCCCCGTCCCCGCACATCGCCGAGCAGTCCACCATCCTGTACGGCGAGGGCCGGGCACCCGAGGCCTTCATCCCGTACGACATGGCCATGCGCAGCCGGGCGGAGGACCTGGTCGCGCGAGTGGCGAGCGACTTCGGCGGCCGGTTCACACCCCAAGGGTCGGGCGGCGGCACCTCCCAGTACATGACCGCAAGCCACCTGGGCGGCGGCACCAACACGGCCCGCGTCAGCAGCCCGCAAACGGCTGGGTGGCGGCCGGCGAGCGCACCTGCCCACACCCCCGCAACGGGCAACGCCGGCGGCGGGCCGGCGCAGCAGTCGCACGGCGGAGTGAACGTGCCGATCACGATGAACGGCGTGACCGTACGCGAGGACGCCGACATCGACAAGATCGGCTCGAAGATCGGCTTCAAGATCATGGGCTCAGGACTGACGTAGGAGACGCGTATGGGCATGCAGGGATACAGCGCCATGGACCTGCGGCGGCTCAAGTCGGTACAGGCTCGGCCACGCGGCTTCAGCCACGGGGTCAAGCCGGTCGTGCGGGAGTACCGCGATGAGCTGACCGGGCACTGGATCAAGGTCATCACGGATCAGCTCGGCAACAAGGTGCGCATGCGCTGGGAAGGCCAGGACGCGCGGATCACCTTGCCCCACTTCACTGTCAGCCCCTGGGCGGGCGTCACGATCAGCAAGGAGTACAGGTGATGGCGAAGAGAATCGTCCGCCACGGCGCGCGGCAGCGCCAGGCGGTCCGCGCCCTGGAGGACGCCTGCGCCCCCCTGGAGGAGGCGCACTACGCGGCCAAGGAGGCGTACTGGGAAGCCGTCGATGGCGGCGACCGGGCCACCATCCGGGCCGCGAAGCAGGCCAAGCAGGCGGCCGCCACCCGGCTGGAGGAGGTCCGCACCTGGTTGCGCAGGGAGGCGGAGATCGTCAAGTTGCAGACCAGGACGATTCCGCGCCTGCAGCAGATCCTGGCCGGGCCGATGCTGGTCAAGGACGGCGAGCGCGATGCCAAGGAGGACGTGAAGGCGCGCGCCGAGGTTGAGGCCGCGCTGGCTGCCGCCGTGGCCGAGTTGGAGAAGAGCCTCGCGCTCGCGCTGCCGCTCCGCCAGGCGCTGCAGGATCTCGGCGGTGTCGTCGAAGGCGATCCGGTGCCGCCGGACCTGCCGCCCGGAAGCGCCGACGTGACCCTGCCTGCGATCAACGTCAAGCCGCGGGCGCGCCGCGCCAGCACGACCACCGACGGGGGGCGCTAACCATGGCTTCTGGCGTGTACCTGCCGAGCTTCGAAGACATTCTCGACGCGACCGGCCTCGCATTGGCTTGGGACGCTGAGGACCACCAGGCCGCCCTCTACAACAGCACGAGGGCGTCTGCGGCCAACTACAACTCTGACACCGTGTACGGCACCACGAACGAGATCGTGGGCACGGGCTACACCGCGGGCGGGACGGTGGTCGAGGGGACGGCGTTCACTCGGCCGGGATCCGGCGTGATGAAGTACAGCTCGGACGCCTTCTCATGGGAGGGCAGCACGCTGTCGGGCGTCGCCCACATCGATGTCTACGCCGCCGCTGTGAGCGGCGATCCGCTCATGTTCGGGGTGACGATCAGCTCCGTGAACACGAGCGACGGGACGTTGTTGGTCACGCCGCACTCGAACGGCTTGGTCACGTTCGACCTCACCCCGTAACCCCCGCTCGCTGACGACTGCCGCCTCCCGTGGGCGGCTTTTCCATGTCCACGGAAGGGGGGGCTACGTGGCCGATATCCGCTCACACACGACCGCAGTGTCCGGGTCCGCATCGTTCACGATCGCCCGCCCGCCCGGCACCACCGAGGGCGACACCCTAGTGCTCGCCTTCTTCAAGGACGAGGGCAACGCCTCGACGATCGTGACCCCGTCCGGGTACACGTCGATCGCCGAGCAGAACTCGGGGACCACGTACACGCGCGGCAAGGCGTTCATCAAGGCGGCCGGCGGGTCCGAGCCGACCACGTACACCCTCGACAGAGGTACAGGCGGCAGCTCGTCGGCGGCGATCCTGATCTGCCTGGAAGGCACAGCGCTGCCCGCCGTGGTGGCGTCGGTGAGCGCAGGCACCGGCAACAACATCACCACCCCGTCCGTCACCCCGTCGTCCGCGAACGGTATCGAACTCCGGTTCGCCGCCGCCGACGGTGACGGCTCCGCCCGGACGATCACGCCGCCCGCCGGGTATACGGAGCCGACCGGCGCGGACGTCAATGAGAGCGGCTTCACGCACCTGGAAGCCGCCTACAAGGTGCTGTCCAGCAGCGCGGCGACCGGCACCCAAACGCACGTCGCGTCCGGCGCGATCACCTCCCGCGTCGGCATCACCATCTTCCTGCCGACCGACGGGGAGAGCGCGGAAGCCACCCTCGACACGGTCGCCGTCTCGGCCGCCGTGCCCGAGGCCGTCGTCACCGTCTCCGCCAGCCCAGACCTGGCCGCCGTGGCCGCGACCACGGCGGTGCCGGCCCCTGGCCTGTCGGCGGGCGCCGGAGCCAACCCGGCCACCGTGGCAGCCACGGCCGCCGTCCCCGCGCCGAGCGTGACGACCCAGGACGTCGAGATCGTCACCCCGACGACTGTCGAGGTGATGGCCGATGTACCCGATCCGGTGGTCAGCGCTAGCGCGAACGCCACCCTCAACACCATCGAGGCGATAGCGGCCCTGTACGGGCCCGACATCTCGGCCGGCGCCAGCGTCACCCTGGCCACCATCGCGGTGCTGGCGGACGTCTACACACCGTCGACGGCCGTGCCCGTCCTACCCGGCGACCAGATCACCCGGCCTGGCCAGATCGAGTGGAACGGTTTCCTGTTGGGGGCTGGCACCCCGTACAGCTGGCAGGAGCTGCAGGGCTGGACGGACAGCGCCCCGTTCATCAGCGGGAACGTCGAACGGTCCGATAGCAGCGGCTCGTATCCGGGGCGGCCGTACCAGGCCGAGCGCGCCATCAACTGGTCGACGTTGCTTCAAGCGCCAAACGGCCAGATCGGCCAGATCGTGCACGACCTGGTGATGGCCACCGGCCCAGCCCAGACCGAAGACGAGGGATGGTTGGTGGTCTGGGATTTCCAGGACCTGCAACCGTGGCTGGTACGCGCCCACCTGGCCGACCGCCTCCCAGGCCCGATCAACCGCCAGATCCTGTTGGGCCTGATGCGCGGCGCCCTGCAGTGGATCGCCTCGGATCCGCGCAGATATGACCCCATCCGGTCCAGCTTGACGATCCCCAAGGACGTCGAGACGTCGATCCTCAACAACGGCAACGACAATACGCCCGGCGAGTTCCGCTTCCCCGGGCCGGTCGTCGGCGTCCAGCTGGAGAACGTAACGACGAACCGTGTGGTTGCGTTCGATACCACGGTCGCCGAAGGCGAAACCCTCGTGGTCGACGTCAAGGAGGGCACGGCAGCGATCGGCGACGTCAACCACCTCAACGACCTCGTAGAGGGCTCGGCCAGCGTGCAGGACATGGTGTTCGATCCCGGCGCCAACACCCTCATCTGGACGGCCGATAGCGGCGGTGACGCCGGCATGGAGACGTTCTGGCGGCACGCAGTTAGCTAAGGGGGTGGTGGCATGGCCTCGATCGCAGACCCGCGGCACGTCAGCGTCACCCCCATCGGGGACTTCGATGTGGTGGACGCCCCCGACGGCGTGCAGCCCGGAGACATCCTTCTGGCCTGGGTAGAGACGACCGGAGACGTCGGCGACATCGACCTCACCGGAGGCTCCCCCTGGGTCCCGCTCGCGGAGAACACCAGCGAGTTCGACACCCGCCTCTACGCCCAAGTGGCCGGCCCCACCAACCCGACCCGGTACAGGGTCGAGCTCGGCGACGGTGACTTCGGCATGGTCGCGCTCGCGCACCTACGCGGTGCCACACTCGCCGAGATCGTCGTCGAATCCACGAGCGGCGGCTTCAGATCCGGCGGGGTCCCCTGCCCGGCCGCAGAACCCGGCATCGCAGGTGGCGTCGAGATTCGCGTCGCGCTCGCGTACAACGCGTCTGTCGACATCGAATTCGGCGGCGGCTACACGCACCAGGACCAGGCGGTCGATGAGGGCGACGCCATGTATGTCGGGGCCCGCACCGCACTGTCGTCCGCAGACCTGCCGCAACAGGTCATCTCCACTACCTTCGCACTCGTCAGCAGCTGGCAGGCGTGGACTGTCATCGTCACGCCGGCCGACACGGTGCCGGCGCCGCCGCCGGTGCCCGCGTTCGCCGTCCGCGGTCGTGCGTTGTACCGATACACCGCGCACGATCTGCTGACCGGCCAGTACATCGACGACCTGTACCCGCGTGACGTCGAGTATCGAAAGAAGCTCCGCGAGCCAGGCAGCTTCAGCGGGTCGCTGCCGATCCCCAACAGCAGGGTCGCGCGCGCGGTCCGCCGCGTCATCCCCAAGGTCCGGTCCGATCTCACCACCGGGCCGGGCCGGGTCGAGATCCGCATCTGGCGAGGCGGCGATCTGTGGGGCCGTTACTGGCTGACCGGCTCCCAGCTGACCAGGGGCCGAGACGGCAAGATCAGTATCACGCTGCGCGGATCCACCTTGGACGCTTACTGGTACTCCCTCAAAATCAGGGCCACCCTGGACGGCTCGGACGACGAGCAGATCGCTAACGCCCGCGCTTTCCTGGGCTTCGCCCTGGCCTCGGCGGACGCTGAGGGCCTCAATATCACCTTCCAGTCTGGGTCGAGCGGCGTGTTCCGGTCGTTCACGGCCAAACCTGAGGACAACACGAGCTTCGGTCGCGCGATTGAGGAGTACAGCAAATCCGAGAACGGGTTCGAGTACTTCTTGGCGGAGGGCGTGGACGAGACGGGTGTGGTGTCTACCTGGCGGTGGGCGAGTCCGCGGTTCGACACCGGCGTTAGTCACGTCGTCAGCAGCAGCCCGCACGGCGGCGACATCGCCGAGTACGGCATCGGTATCGATGCGCTTCGCGGTGGGACGGACTGGAGGGCACGCGGCGGCACCATCCAGTTCGACGTGACCGAGGACAGCTTCGCGCTCTTCTCTGACCCGGTCGAGACACCGCATCGGGACGCGGGCTGGCCCAGGATCGACCACCATGTTGATCACCCCACGCAGTCCGTCGATGCGGACGAGCTCACCGAGCTGGCGGAGTTCTACGCCGAGGTGGCCGGCGGCGCGCTCTGGGTCCGCACCGTGACGGTCATCCTGCCGCTGAGACCGACGCTGAACATGAACAGCCTCGGCAACCGGGTGCGCATGCTGGTCACGGACGTGTGGCACGAGTCGGAGGACGGCGGCGCGGGATTGGACATCTCGGAGCGGATCCTGGAGATCGTGGTCAAGACGCCGGGCCGCGGCCAAGGCCGCGAAGAAGTGACCCTCACTTTGGAGAGCGTGGAGGTGCCATGACGGCGGACCAGCTCGGAGTCAACCTGGAGCGGATGTTGAAAGACATGGAGAGGCGGTTGCAGAAGCTGGAAACCCAGGCGAGGACGAAGCCCGGCATACCGATCCCGCCGCCCCTGACAGCGGTCGACCCGGGCGGGCTCGCCGGCCTGACCACCCCGGATGACTGGCCCAGCAGCTACGACCAGACGTACGGCGAGCGGGTCCAGGACGACCTGGTGTCCCTGCGCCTGTACGCGATCTCGATCCGAACGTCCCTGGTCGACGGCCAGATCTTCATCTGACCCCTGATCGTGGCCCCCGGCGGGCCGGGATGCGCTCCCGCCGGGTGGCCACCCAACCGTACCGAAGGGAGGCGGGGTGACCGACCAGACGCCCGGCGATCTCCACCTGGCCCTCGCCAAACTGTCCGAAATCACGGCCGTGGGGTTGGCCGAGATCAAGGGCCAGCTGGCCATGCTCATGCAGAGGGCGGACCACTCCGATTGGCGCATCGACGAGCTCGCCAAACGCGTCGACGCCGACCGCGGCACGGTCACCGCCCAGCACCAGCAGGTCGAGGCGCGCCTGGACGCGGTCGAGCGCGACGCCATCACCCGCCAGCAGCTGGCCGAGCGCACCCGCCAGATCATCGCCATCGTCGGTCTGATGGTCACCATCGCCAGCGTGCTCGTCACCGTCGTCCTGGCGCTCGTCCGCACATGACCCCGACCTCAGGAGGCTGGCATGGGCCAGATCATCACCCGCGCCGGGTGGGGCGCTGACGCACCCTCCCAACCGCTCACCCGCGTCGCCCACACCCGAGGCGTGAAAGTCCACTACACAGGCGGCTGGGTTGACCCGCGCATCGTCGACGACCACCGCGAATGCCTCGCGCTCATGCTGTCCATCCAGCGGATGCACATGTCCGGCGGCCGCGGCGAGAAATACAGCGACTTCGGCTACAACATGGCCGCCTGCTGCCACCGCCGCGTGTTCATCGGCCGAGGCCCCGGCTACGTGCCGGCGGCGAACGGGGCCGGCCTCAACACGGCGCACTATGCCGTGCTCGCCCTCGTCGGCAGCACGGGCTACGTCGTGCCGGACGACGACCTCCTGCACGCGATCCTCGACGCCATCGACTACCTGCGCACACGGGGCGGCGCCGGCCCCGAGATCCGATGCCACCGAGATGGTTACGCAACCGCGTGCCCGGGCGACCGGCTCACGGCCTGGGTACGCCGTGGCGCTCCCCGCCCCAGATCCACTCCCCTGAAGTCCTGGACGGAGGACCTCGTGGACAACCTGCCCACCCTGAAGCCTGGAGACGTGCACCGGCACGTCAAGACCATGCGAGGCCTGCTGCACGCCCGCGGGTACGAGCCGCGCAACCTGCACTCGATGACCTTCGGCTACAGCGACGACGACCTGGAGGACCTGGCCGCCCAGGTCAACGCCTTCAAGGCCAAGCACAAGCTGGCCAAGGACTCCATCTGGGGCGACGGCTGCTGGCGAGCCGCGCTCTCGTAGCCGTGCTCGACGAGCTGGTGCTGCTCTACCTGATGAGACAGCACGGCCTCGTGACCTGGAACGACGATCCAGGTCTTATAGTTTTCCGCCCTGGCTTGAGGGGCGGCGAATCCTCGAAGGAGGAGCCCATGGCACTGCACACCCCCGACCGCTCGCCGTTCTCCGTCCGCTACCCCCTGCTCGTGCGCGGCGCGCTCGTGCTGCTGGTGATGGGGCTCGCCCGGCTGTTCATCGCGCTGGGCTGGATCCCACCCGAGTGGGCCCTTGAGGAGAAAGGCATCGAGCAGGCGTTCGACGGGCTGCTCGTCATCTGGGCCTGGTTCTCCAGTCAGCGGAAGGTCACTCCGGTGGCGGACCCTAAGGACGCCCACGGCCGGCCGCTCGTGATGGTGCAAGGGCGCGTCGAGCCGCCGTACTGATACCCCAGACAGCAGAGCCCCCGCTCGGTCTTCGGACCGAGCGGGGGCCCTTTCGTCGTGCGCCGACGAGCGCTTCCCGCGAGCGGTCAGACAGCGGCGAACGAGCGCATCGGCCGGACCTCGGCCAGCTCGGCGCTGGCCTCCTGGCGGACCTCGGCCAGCACCGCGCGGGCGCGCTGCACGGACATCTGGCCGCCCTGGGCTGTCACTGCCTCGGCTGCGGCCGGAGCCTTGATGTCCGGGTTGTCCTGGCAGGCGGCGCGGATGATCTCCCGCTTCTCCGCCGGGGTGAGATCGCCGCGCTGTGCCTGCTCAGCACGGGCCTGCCGCTCAGCACGGGCCTCGTCACGGGTTCGGCGCTCAGCCTCCTTACGCTCGGCCTCGGCCGCTTCGCGCTGGATGCGCTCCCGCTCGGCCGACCGCTGGTCAGCCGCCATCCGCTCGGCTGTGGCCAGCCGCTCGGCGCGCGCACGCTCGGCTTCCGCCCGCTCGACGGCCGCCGCTCGCTCGTGCTCGGCGCGCTCGGTCGCCAGGCGCTCGGCCTCCGCCAGCTCAGCCGCCGCCAGCCGCTCGCTCTCCACTCGCATGGCCGCTTGCCGCTCGGCCTCGGCAAGCTCGGCGGCCGCTTGCCGCTCGGCCTCCGCGCGCTCGGCCTTCGCGCGCTCGGTCGCCAGGCGCTCGGTCGACAGCCGCTCGGTGCGCGCTTGCTCGGCCGCTCGCCGTTCATCCGCTTCGCGCTCGATGCGTGCTTGCTCGGCCACTTGCCGATCGGCCTCCGCGCGCTCGGCCGCCCGGCGGTCGCGGGAGCACAGCGACATCAGGTGTACGAGCGCGCCGAGCGCCAGCGGCGGGATGATGCTTACTGCCACGACGAGTAACCACACCGCGTTGCCTGGGTTCACCACGCCACCTTCGATCAGGTGGTAGATGGCGTTTCCAAGCACACCGACGGCGATCGCGACGATGCCGTGAAGCATCGCCTGGCGGCGTGTCTCCTCGGAGTAGGAGCGATTGACGGCGATCCGCGTCGCGGTGGCGCCGTAGGCGTCGATGCACAACGGCACCAGCGGAGACAGCGGCAGGTCCCAGCCGAAGACGGCGACAGTGCCGAAACCGACGATGACGCCAAGGCCGGCCAGCGCGCTGAAGGAGAGCACCACCGCCGCGATGGTGACGACGGCCAGGCCGCCGATCTCGACCGGGTCAGGGCGGTTGGCGCGGCGGATTGGCACGGCGGCGGCCGCGCTCGTAAGGTGGGCCATCTTGTTCGATCCTCTGGGGAAGGGGGGTCGTGCAGGGTGGGGCTCTTCCGGCATGGCTGTGCCGGGAGAGCCCTTTCGCGTGAAATGGGGGAGGCTACACCGCGGCGGCGCTCGGGGGGTGGAGGCGCGTCAGGCCGCCGAGGGCGATATGGCTGCGGGGTGGGGTCGAGGGGCCGGGGGCGGGCCGGCCGGGGCCCTGCCCCTGCCCTCCAGGGGCAGGGCCGTCCCCGCCCGACGCGCCACCATTCGCAGGCGCCGCGCCGGGCAGTTCAGGGGTAGTGGCGGAACGCCTCGACGGAGTGGAGGAGCCTTGCCTGGCGCGAGAGCGCAGCGGCCAAGCTCGCGCCGTCGCTGCGGCGGACGCGCTGCAGCACGCCCAGGTCCGCCAGCTCCTGGGTGAGTGGAAGCCGGAGTTCGGCCACCCACCACGGGCCGGTGTAGTCGTCGGTCTCGATGAGGATTTCCCAGCCGGGGAAGGTAGAGCGCAGCGCGTCCAGCTGGCGCGTCTGCTGGTCCTGCTCGGCCACGGGGGTTGAGTCCGTCATTGAGGTGACCGTCCGCGTAGCTGCTCCTGCTCGTTCAGCAGGATCCTGAGGTCCTCGGCGGTGCCGGCCGACAGGGTCGGGACGCAGCCGGAGGGCACGTCGAGCTCGGCCGAGCACGCCCACCATCCACGCTCGGCGGTGCCGAGAACGATCCAGTGCGGGTAGGCGAGTTTGAGCTGCCGCTGGACGGCGGCGGCGGTGTTGTCGGTGGCCGAGCGCTCCATGTTCACGTGACCACGCCAGAAGATCTGGGACAGCCTGCGTAGCAACCTGTCCGGCAGGGTGAGCGCCATCACGTCACTCCTGGGGGCGAGTCAGGGCAGGGAAGGACGGGCTGATGGCGCCGGGTGTCGACTCCGCCGCAGGGCACCCGGTCCAGGTTGTGGTCACGGGTCGCCAGGAGGTAAGGGCCAGTCGGCTGCGACATGATCGGCGAGCCGCAGCCGGAGCACATCGTGACGTCGGCGACGCCGGGCTTGCCCACCTCACCGGTCATGACACGGCCGCCACTTGCTTGGGCCGCCGGACCTTGGCTCCGGCGGTGTAGGTAGAGGCCGTCTCCGTGGTCTCCAGAGACCATGCGTGGCGGGAACACTCACTCCAGCCCGGCCCGTCGCCGTGGCTAGGCCCCTTGGACGGGGTACGCACCTCGATGCTCAGCTCGTCCGGCTCGGAGGTAGCGGCGATCTTGATACGTCCCCCGGCGGGGGCGCGAGCGATGGCGCTCCCGACGAGATCCCCGATGACCAGCGCAGCGCTCTCTGCCAGTTCCGGGCTGGCGATGGCCCGGATCCAGGCGCGTGCGCTTTCCACGGCCTCGGGACCTGCGGGCAAGGTCTGTTCGTACACTGCAAGCCACCAATCATCATGTGATGATTTCAGTTCGTCTCACTATGCTTGCAAGCATCCTATGATGCTGTCAATCTGTTTGGGTGAATCAAACTGACCGCGATCGATACCAGCAGGTCGCTGAAGATCTACGCCGCCGAATCGATGCGGCAGAGTTCAAGGTTGGAGAGAGGCTTCCGGCCATCCCGGCGATCGCAGAGGCGTACGGCGTCGCCCGGAACACCGCGCACGACGCGGTGCGCATGCTCGCGCAGTGGGGCCTGGTCATCTCCAAGAGCGGATCAGGCACCTACGTCAGGGCACGGCCGGGAGTCCGTCGCCTGATCCGCTGCTACGACCGAGCCCGCCAGGAGGACGTCCCGATCACACATGGGCTCGACGCGGAGACTCGCCGGCAGGGAAACCGCAGTTACACCTCGCAGAGCATCTACGGCCCCGTGGAAGTGCGGGCCCGCCTCGGCTTGGGCGAACCAGATCTCGAAGATCGTCCGGATGTGATGCAGACCGAGTATCTGCACGAGGTCGAGGACGAGCCCGCCATGCTCGTGACGAGCTGGGAACGGTTGACACTCACGCGGGGCACTCCCATCGTCCTCCCGGAGGAGGGCCCCTACGCGGGACGCGGGGTCCTCGAGCGCCTGGCGGCTATCGGAGTCGCCGTCGACAGTACGAGCGAGGTCGTGGGCGCCCGCGCGGTCACCCCCGAGGAAGGCGTGAAGCTCCAGCTACCGCCGGGAGCGGTCGCGCTCACGATTCGCCGGACCTTCCGCGCCGGCGATGGCCCCGTCGAGACGGCCGACTACGTCCTGCCAGCGGACCAGATCGAGCTGGCGTACGCATGGCACATGGACCAGCCCGCGCGGGACTAGGATCCTGCGCAGGCTCCCACTCAGGGGGGACGCTCAGGGATGGGTAGACCAGCCCCCGCCCGTGGCGGCAGTGCTGGCGAGCGGCTACGGCTCAGATGTGGCTCCCTGTTCCCCCGCCACGAATAGGCCTCGGCACTGATCCACGGATGGGTGCCGAGGCCGCTCGCGTTCAGCGGCACGTGAGTTCGAGGGTGGTGGCCACGAGCCCGATCTCCACCGCGTGCAGCAGCTGCTCGTCGCTGCCGGGATCGGCGTTGATCCACTTCCCCATGACCTCGCGGGCGCCCGCCGCCGCCTGGCGCAGCTTTGGTCCCGCACTGTCTTCGAGCCGGCGCAGCGACCAATGCCAGCCGCTGACGTCGTCCGGATCGAGCTCGGTCCGCGTCTTGGCGTCGAACGCTCCTCGCTCGTCGTAGCGGCCGATGCCCTGCAGGACGTCGTCAAGTTCGGGAGAAGAGCAGGCCGGGTCGGCGTCGGAGGCCGCCTGCGTGGTGGCGGCCGCCGGCGAGCTCGGCGGAGTGCTAGGTGCGGCCGCTGGTGCAGGCGTGCCTGCGCACCCGGTGGATAAGAGCACCGCGGCGGCCGCGGTGGCGAGCGTGAGAGAGCGCATGGTGTGACTCCGGAGACGGGGGATGCCGACGAGAGTGGACGCGCACGCTCAGCCTCCGGAGTACCGGCCGTGGGGTTCGGGGAGAATCGGGGGAGAGGCGATCTTGAGCGAGAATGAGCGAAACGAAGCGAGTCGAAGCGAAACACGCTCAGATTTACCGTCTGACCAGGTCATTCCTTGATCGCCCTGGTCAGCGGTTTTGTCGGACCTGGTTCGGGACGAAGAGGTCGTGGGTTCAAATCCCGCCACCCCGACGCCGTAGTAGCAGTTCAGGAGGCCGTCTCCCCTAGCGGGAGGCGGCCTTTCTGATCGTTTGGGGAGAAAGCGGGGAGACGATCTTCGTGACGTTCCCCTCCCGCCACGGAGCCATCGCCGCGTCCAGCGCAGGAACCGGCGAACGCGGGTGGATCTCGAAGCGGTCGGCGATCGCTTGCTCCCACAGACCCTCCAGGAGGTCCAGGAGCTCGGCCACCATCCCCTCGGTGACGTGCCCGTAGAGGCCGCTCATCGACCGGTCCTCGTGGCCCATCCGCTCCACCTTCAGCGCCTTCTTGATGTTGCCGTCGTCCATCCACGTCTGGTGCCCGTGACGCAGTCCGTGAGGCGTCAGGCCCGGCCTGATCGGCAGCCAGGTGACGATCTGCCGGCACCGCTCGCCGTCCTCGCCGTCCCCGGGGAGCCAGCGCCACTGGCCGCGACGGCGCGGCATCTCCCACTCGGCCGGGTCCGGGTAGGACCACTCCCCCGGCGGCCGCGCCGCATACGGCCACGCGGGCCGCAGCGGCCGCCCCGGGAACGGCGTCTCGCGCTCCTGATCCGTCCAGGTGCCGCCGCCCACCTGAGCGATGACCGGCCGCGGCGGCCGCGGCCACCGCTTCTCGGCCTTGCCCGGGTGCACGCCGTCGGCCGCCGGCCGCATCACGCTGCCGGAGAATCCGCCGCGGCCGTAGTGGGCTCCCTCGCCGGTGAGGAAAAGCAGCCGCCGCCGGCCGGTACACCATTCCACGGCCTCTTCGCCGTCGACCCGTGGCAACTCCTCGTCCCGGCCCGTGCAACTGCACCACTGGGCACGCTGGGCCAGATCGGCGAGCAACGCGCGCAGGAACGGCGGCAGGTGGATCGTGCGCAGGCTCCCGTCCTTCGGGTGCCCCCAGTACATGCCGCCCAGCTCATACAGCTTCCACTCGACGTGCAGCCGCCCGTCCTTCAGCAGGGCGTCCGGCGTGAGCGCCAGGAGCTCGCTCCAGCGCAGCCCCGTCCACCCCTTGGTGACCAGCTTCGTGAACACGTCCGGGTTGCCGGCCAGCATCGCGGCGCGCTCGGCGATGAGCACCACCTCCACCGGGGTCGACCACGCCTTGGCCGCCTGCTGGATCCGCTCGATACGCCGCAGGCCTTTACGGCCCTTGCCGCGCCGGCGCGCGGCCGGGTTGTACGGGATGTGGGTCGGTACGGCGTCGCCCAAGACGTTGACCAGCAGCCGGCGAGCGTCCTGGGCAGTGCGCAGCGCGTACCCGGCCCGCACGATCGACCGCTCCCACGGCGCGATCATCTCCGGCGCGATCTGGTCCAGCGGGACGTCACGCCACCGGGGCAGCACGTGGCCCTGCAACATGTTGCGGTAGTTCCGCATCGTGGACGGTTCCAGGTCCAGCCCCGCGTACCAGAGCTCGGCCCACTCCCCGAAGGTGATCGCCCCGGCGTTCGGATCGATCCAAAGGCCGCGCTTGATGAGCGATTCCTGATAGCGGCCGTACTCCATCGCGTCGTCGTGGGAGTCGAACCGCTGTCCCTGGTCGTCGCGGGAAGCGGGGACGTACTTGCCCTCGGGTCCCTTGTATCTGACCCGGATGATGCCTCGGTGGTCCTCGGTGTACGGCATCGCGTACAGGCTCCAATCAGCTGCCCTTGGGTGGGTCGTACCAGCGCATCGTCTCGGTCCCCAACAGCTCCAGGCCTCGCGCCACCTCGGCGGTGAGCAGTTGTCTGGGGATGGGGACGACGATGCCGGATGGTGTGATCGTAGGCACGATCCGTTCGGTGTCCACGTCGTCTCGGAGGTCGAGCCGGACAGGCCCCCAGGGATCCTTCAGTGGCTCTGTCCGGGGTGTCAGCCCGGCGACGATAGCTGTGCTGACGGTCGAGAGTGTGGTGATCAGCCGTGGTGAGATCTCCTTCTCGACGACCAGGACATGTGTCGTAGTCCCCCGCATACAAACCGCGACGGAGCCGACGAAGGAGGAGGTGACGGTGATGTATTGAGCGTCATTGCTCACGAGTGGTGCCTTTCGGGTCTTGCGGGCCGTACAGGTGCTAGTGGGGCGTACGTACCTTTCGGACCCTTACACGCCAGTTGGCGTCACGTCATGTAGCCGACCCCCTACAGGGGGACAAATCGGGCAGAAGTGCTGGTGCGGATACAGGAATCTCACCTGGCAGCAAGGCCGCTGTCACGGTGCGCCTTCTTGACTTCGCTGGTCAAGATACTTTGCAAGCTCCTCGGCCTGGCGCCGCACGTGTTCCCGATCCTCGTCTGACAGCCCTGGTGGCACCGCCAGCAGCATCGTGCCGCGGCCCACTTCCACCTCCATGGCCTCAAGGTTCCCTCCGTACATCTCGCGGAGGATCTCTGCAGCCTCGGAGGCGTTCTCCCGTCCCAGACGCTCAAGGTCTTCAGGCTCCAATCCGACCGCATGCGCCATATGCGCCAGCGTCGTCGGAGTGGCCTCGACCGGCACGGCCGGCTTTCCTTTCCCCGTTGTTCTATAGCCGCGCTCGACGTTCCCCCATGTCTCTGCACTGATCCCGGCGCGCCTCGCCGCTTCATCGACCGGCAATCTCGGCCGCAAGCTTCCTCGAACACGCCGGATCAGAGTCCCCTCAGGCGTTGCTTTCGGCAGGTCCCTCGCCACGGCCCGCCCCTCCAGTCATGTAGAGGAATGTGCAGTCAAGTACAGGAAACTACAGGCGCCCAGCAAGAATGCGCTGCTCACCCCCGGTTTTTCAGGAGGATTAGAGAGGATTAAAGATGAATCTCTTGTAATTTTCTTTAATCATCTGTACTTTCGGCTTCATGACAGTCACCGCTCATACCGGGCGAGGCGCCTTAGTGATCCCCGAGGAGATCCGAAGACGTCGTATCGCCAAAGGCTTGCATCAGGTCGAACTCGCAGATCAGGTGGGCATCGGGCAGAGCTACGTCTCGCGTATCGAGAACGGCGACGGCGCGGCCAGCGTGGGAGTCAAGGTCCTGCACGGACTCGCCGAGGCCCTTGAGTGCGACATCGCGGAGCTGATGGTCCAGTGACCGCCACGCCCGACGTGCCGTCCTACAGGCTCTTCACCAGCGAGCAGGCGGCTGAGCGTGCCGGCGGCGATCTGACGAAGGCCACGTTCGACAGGTGGGCTCGGTCGGGCGAGGTCGAGTACACCGACCCAGGCCGCCGGATCCTCTGGACGGACGCGCAGATAGCGGCCGCCATCGCCCACTTCGCCACCCGCCCCGGCGAGGTGGCGAAGGCCTCGCCGGGCGACCGCGCCTCCTCCAGGCGGAGCGGGCCTACGGCCGGCACGCGGTCCCGCCACGACATCGCACCGCTGGAATCCCGGCCCGGCAGCCGCTATGCGGCCGCCGGCTCCTCCTGATCTTGGAGACACGTATGCCTGTCCCGCCGTTGGACGACCCGCAGCCCGTGCGGACCGTCGAGGTGCGTCCGCGTACCTACCGCCACCCCACCCCCGAGCATGACGACGTCGTCGTCGACATGGCCGGCGCAGGTGACCCGGTCACCGTCGCGCTGGAGCGGGGGTCCTTCGGCTCGGCCCGGGTGCTCGGCCTCTCTTACGAGGAGGCGTGGGCACTGTGGGCCTGCCTGGGTGACGGGCTCAGCCGCATCGCCGGCCAGCCGCCCGAGTGGGTGGCCGAGTCGATTGTCCCGACCGACCCCGACGGCAACCCACTCCCCGAGCTGCCCGCCCGCCCGTTCTAGGGCCGGACAGCGTACCGGCCCCCTCCGACA